ATTGTCGCCGAGGCACAGCGCGGCGGGATCGCCCCGGAAATCCTTATCCTTGCTGCAGAGGTGGCAAAAAATGCAGATCGCTAAGATCGAAGATCAACCGCAGTCTGTCGTTGTGGCGACCGATGCTTCCGCGCTGATGTCCGTGATTTCCCGGGCTGCGAGTGATCCCAGCACGGATGTCGACAAACTCGAACGCCTGATGTCGCTTTACGAGCGCATCACGGCCAAGACGGCCGAACAGTCCTACGCGCAGGCTTTTGCCCTGATGCAACCCGAACTCCCGATCGTCGCCGAGCGCGGCTCGATCAAGAACCGGGACGGCAAGGTCCAATCGACCTATGCCCTGTGGGAGGACATCAACGAAGCCGTGAAGCCCGTTCTGGCGCGGCACGGGTTCTCGATCAGCTTTCGCACGGTGACCGAGGCGGGGAAAATCTCGGTCACGGCAGTCCTGCGCCATGCTGGCGGCCACTCGGACACGACGACGATGGAGCTTTTGCCGGACGGCAGCGGCAGCAAGAACGCCGTGCAGGCTGTCGCCTCGTCCGTCAGCTATGGCAAGCGCTACACGGCCGGCGCGCTCCTGAACCTCACGTCTCGCGGCGAAGACGACGACGGCCAAGCGGCTGGCGTGAAGGGCGGCACGATCACGGACGATCAGATTTTCACGCTGCGTGACCTGATCGACGAAGCCGGCGCCGATGTCCGGAAATTCTGTGAGTACTACCGGATTGATGCCGTCGCCGACCTGCCTTCGGCCAAGTACGACGACGCCATGGCGCGCCTGCGCCAGAAAGGCGGGAAGCGATAATGCTGACCGTCTACGACTGCGAGCAAGGCTCAGAGGACTGGTTTCGTGCGCGGATGGGCATCCCGACCGCGAGCGAGTTCGGCACGGTGCTAGCGCCTCGCGCTGGATCCGAAGGCAAGATGCGCCGGACCTATCTGCACAAGCTGGCCGGCGAGATCATCACCGGCGAGCCCATGGAGCGCTATGGAAACGCGCATATGGAGCGCGGGCACGAGATGGAGGCCGAGGCGCGCAGCCTCTACGCTTTCATGTCCGATGCCGACCCGACGCAAATCGGGTTTCTTCGGAACGGTCAGAAGGGGTGTTCGCCCGACAGCCTGATCGGCGATGCCGGCATGCTGGAGATCAAGACCAAGCTGCCGCATCTGCTAATCGACTGCATCCTGAAGGACGATTTCCCAGCGGAACACAAGGCGCAGTGCCAGGGCGCCCTATGGGTGGCCGAACGCGAGTGGGTCGATATCGCAGTCTATTGGCCGAGGATGCCTCTGTTCGTGAAGCGGGCCTATCGGGATGAGGAATACATCTCGAAACTGTCCGACGCGATCGATGCTTTCAACGCTGACCTTGTTGCCGTCGTGGACCGCATCAAGGCGTATGGCGTCGAGCCCGCGCGGGAGGCCGCGTGATGGCTCAGGTCGACCGCCCGATCATCTTTCAGTGGGACGGCGACGCGATGCGTCCAGTCCGCAGCTTCACGCGGCTTGCAAACGATCAGTTTGTGGTCGGCCAAGAGTACCGGCTGGTTCAGGAGGCGGGGCGGTCCAAGCGGTCCCACGACCACTTTTTTGCCTGCGTCGAGGACGCTTGGCAGAACCTACCGGAGCGCTGGGACGGGAGGTTTCCCACAGCCGACCATATGCGCAAGTTTGCGCTGATCCGGGCTGGTTATCGGGATGAACGGTCAATCGTGGCAAGCAGCAAAGCCGAGGCACAGCGCGTCGCGGCGTTCGTGAAGCCGATGGATGAGTTTGCGGTGGTGGTCGTCTCCGAGGCCGTCGTCACGGTCTACACGGCAAAAAGCCAGTCGCTTAAGGCGATGGGCCGGGAGGCGTTCCAACGCAGCAAGAGCGATGTTCTCGACGTGCTGGCCGAAATGGTGGGCGCAAAAGCCAAGGATTTTGGGAGGGCGGCATGACCCGATCCGTCCAAGAGTGGATCGCCAAGCACGATGACGAGGCTATCCCGCCTCGCGTCAGGGGGAAACGCATGTGCACGGTCGAGGGGTGCGATAAGCCGCACGATAACCGTGGGTATTGCCGAGGTCATGCAGCTCGGTTCCGCCGGCACGGGTGCCCGTTGAAAGGAACTACAGGCCGCCATAAGGCTACAGAGTTCATGATGAATGTTGTCATCCCATATGACGGGGATGATTGCCTCCCTTGGCCTTTTGGTAATAACAGCAAAGGGTATGGTGTCTACCATCACAATAGACGCTCTGTCGGTGCTCATGTCTTTGCTTGTAAGTCTGTTCATGGTGATAAGCCGACGCCATCACATGAAGTTGCTCATTTGTGCGGGAATGGTCACGCGCTCTGCTGTAACCCCAGGCATTTGGCGTGGGCGACTAAGGCCGAAAACGCCGCCCATAAAATACAGCATGGCACCGCAGCCAGAGGGACACGGAACCCTCAAGCAAAACTGACGGAAGATCAGGTGCGAAGTATTCGAAAGATGATTGGCACACAAGCCCAATGGAAAATCGCTAAACAGTTTGGTGTCACTCAAATGACTGTCAGCAACATATCGCGCGGCAAACGATGGGGGTGGCTGGAATGACCCGAAGCGTTGAAGAGTGGGTTGGGGCGACGCCCGACGTAGCCATTCCGAAGCGCGTCAAACTCCGCGTGTTCGAGCGTGCCGGCGGCATCTGCTACATCTCCGGCCGCAAGATCACCGCTGCCGATCAGTGGGACTGCGACCACATCGTGGCTCTCTGCAACGGCGGGGAGCACCGCGAAAGCAACCTAGCGCCGGCCCTGCGCGACAAGCACCGCGCGAAGACGGCGGAGGACGTGGCGGCCAAGTCCAAGACGGCCCGCGTCCGCGCCAAGCATCTCGGGATCAAGCGCAGCGCCAGGCCTATGCCCGGCAGCCGCGCCAGTAAATGGAAGCAAAAACTAAACGGACAGGTGGTGTTAAGATGACTCCTAGAAAAATGGAAATCCTGAAAATTCTTAGCAATTCAGGCAGAACAACTGAAGAGGAGCTCAAAACATCATATAATTTGATGATGGATCTTTTTTACGGAGGATATGTAAAAGGCGGGGGAACCGATGATGATCGGGGGACTGGGAATTATCCGTGGTCAAGGGTCTGGTGGATCACAGACAAAGGTCGCGCCTTTTTGGATGGATCGGTATCCGTCCGAGATAGGGGATGAGATGAGCGTTGAAGACGAAAGCATCCGGCGCGCCGTTCAAGCGGCGATCCGAGATCAGGTCGAAGTGACCGCGCGCCGTGTTCTGGCGGCAGGGAAGGCCGCTGGCGCACTGACGATCATCTCGTCCAACGAGATGCCCCGCAACGACATCGTGCTGATGGTCCATACGGACGTGCATGACCGAGCGAAAGCGCTCGTGAAAGAGATGGGCGGCCGGTCATGAGCGCGATCGAGAACGAAGCGTGGGTCGAGGCCGTCGCGCTTGCGACTCTCAATGACCTGCGAGTCAGTGGCGGCTGGCCTCCACTGATTGAGATCCCGGAAGGCTTTCAGGATGCCGATGAGTGGCGCGCGCAGGCCCGCGCCGCGATCCGCGCCCTCGCGCCGCTCATCATCGAGCGGTGCGCGGAGGTGGCGACGCCGAAATATGACGCGCCGTGTGGCTGCACATCGTGCTGCTGCGGGAAGCTCGACGACGCGGAGAACCAAGCCGCGTGGCGCGAGGCGACGCACATCACCGCCCGCATCCGCGCCCTGATCCAGAAGGAGGCGAGCGATGCCGAGATGTGACACGCACGTTTCTTCTGGGTTTCGAAGCCACCAGTGTGCCCGAAACGGCGTCGTCGAGGTGCTCGCCAAACACGTAGAGGCCAACCATGCCGAATAACACGTCAAGCGTTCCGACCGCCATGCGAAGCATGAGCTTCGAAGAGATGGCCGCGCTCGCCAAGCGCATGCGCGAACAGGCGATCGACGATGCGGCGCTGAGGGTTCTGGCGGCCGTCAGCGGCAGCGAGATGACGGTGTGCCAAGCGCCGCCCGGCGTTCTCCCGCCGGATCGGCTGTTCGTCGTCTTCGTCGCGCCGGAGGTCATGGCGCGGCTTCGTGAACTGACCAAGGGGCCTGACCATGTCTGACATCGACACATCCCCCGCCGCGCTGCGGGCGCTGGCGGCAAAAGCGGGCCTGACCGAGCCTGCGGATCGAATGGCAGCGCCGTTCTGGGCCGCTGCCGCTCGGGACGCCCTCCGCGCCCTCGCCGCCGAGAAGGAGGCCGCAACCAAGTCACACGATCCGAACCGAGCCGGTATAGCACAGGCATTAGCCATGGCTCGCAACGATATTCGACGTGCTTTCGACCGCGATGAGATCACGGCCGAAGACTATCGGCGCATGAATGACGAATTGGATAGGAACGCCGGTATTGTCCGCGCCGACCCCAAGCCGCCAATGTCGGCCGCCGAGAAGGAGGCCGCAACCAAGTCACACGATCCGAACCGAGCCGGTATCGCTCAAGCAACAGCCATGGCTCGTAACGACATTCGACGCGCTTTCGACCGCGACGAGATCACGGCTGAGGACTATCGTCGCATGAATGACGAACTGGATAAGAACGCCGGTATTGTCCGCGCCGACCCCAAGCCGCCAATGTCGGCCGCCGAGAAGGAGGC